CAAGGAGCTAAAGGTGATTTAGGTGCAAAAGGTGATTTAGGTGCAACAGGTGCAACAGGTGCTCAAGGAGCTAAAGGTGACTTAGGTGCTCAAGGAGCAAAAGGTGATTTAGGACCTCAAGGTAATATTGGAAATACAGGTGCTCAAGGAGCTAAAGGTGATTTAGGACCTCAAGGTAATATTGGAAATACAGGTGCTCAAGGAGCAAAAGGTGATTTAGGACCTCAAGGCAATATTGGAAATACAGGAGCTCAAGGAGCCAAAGGTGACTTAGGTGCAACAGGAGCTCAAGGAGCAAAAGGTGACTTAGGTGCAACAGGAGCTCAAGGAGCAAAAGGTGACTTAGGTGCTCAAGGAGCAAAAGGTGACTTAGGTGCAATAGGAGCTCAAGGAGCTAAAGGTGACTTAGGTGCAACAGGTGCTCAAGGTGCAAAAGGTGACTTAGGTGCTCAAGGTAGTTTAGGACCTCAAGGTAATATTGGAAATACAGGTGCTCAAGGAGCAAAAGGTGATTTAGGACCTCAAGGCAATATTGGAAATACAGGAGCTAAAGGTGACTTAGGTGCAACAGGAGCTCAAGGAGCAAAAGGTGACTTAGGTGCAACAGGTGCTCAAGGAGCAAAAGGTGACTTAGGTGCTCAAGGAGCAAAAGGTGACTTAGGTGCTCAAGGAGCAAAAGGTGACTTAGGTGCAACAGGTGCTCAAGGAGCCAAAGGTGACTTAGGTGCAACAGGTGCTCAAGGAGCTAAAGGTGATTTAGGTGCAAAAGGTGATTTAGGTGCAACAGGTGCTCAAGGAGCTAAAGGTGACTTAGGTGCTCAAGGAGCAAAAGGTGATTTAGGACCTCAAGGTAATATTGGAAATACAGGTGCTCAAGGAGCAAAAGGTGATCTAGGACCTCAAGGTAATATTGGAAATACAGGTGCTCAAGGAGCAAAAGGTGATCTAGGACCTCAAGGTAATATTGGAAATACAGGTGCTCAAGGAGCTAAAGGTGATCAAGGAGCAACTGGGATTGGAATAGATGGTGCTCAAGGAGCTAAAGGTGATTTAGGTGCAACAGGAGCTCAAGGAGCAAAAGGTGATGCTGGAATTGGAACTACTGGTGCTCAAGGAGCAAAAGGTGACTTAGGTGCAACAGGAGCTCAAGGAGCAAAAGGTGACTTAGGTGCAACAGGTGCTCAAGGAGCAAAAGGTGACTTAGGTGCAACAGGAGCTCAAGGAGCAAAAGGTGACTTAGGTACAAAAGGAGATCAAGGAGCCAAAGGTGACTTAGGTACAAAAGGAGATCAAGGAGCAACAGGAATTGGAATTGATGGAGCTCAAGGAGCTAAAGGTGACTTAGGTGCAACAGGTGCTCAAGGAGATAAAGGTGATACTGGAATTGGAACTACTGGAGCTCAAGGAGCTAAGGGTGAAATCGGTGTTACAGGTGCTCAAGGAGCTAAAGGCGAAATTGGTGTAAAAGGAGATCAAGGAGCTAAAGGTGACTTAGGTACAAAAGGAGATCAAGGTGCTCAAGGCGATTTAGGACCACAAGGTGCTCAAGGAGCAACAGGACCCGCTGGTTTATCTGGAGTTGATGGAGCGCAAGGTGCAACTGGAACTGGAACTACTGGACCAACTGGACCAACTGGACCAACTGGAACAACTGGACCGACAGGTGCTCAAGGAGCTAAAGGTGACTTAGGTACAACAGGTGCTCAAGGAGCAAAAGGTGAAGTTGGTGTAAAAGGTGCTCAAGGAGCAACCGGAGCAGGAACACCAGGACCAGGTGGAACACCAGGATCTGATGGAGCTCAAGGTGCAACTGGACCCGCTGGTGCAGGTGGAGGTGTTTCAGGTTACGTTCAACTAGTATTAGCAGCTAACATTCCAAACCCTGTTAATTTATTTTTACCAATGACACTTAGTACTGAACATGATACATTAAATAGAGTAACAAGTCCGGGTGGACAATACACTGCTATTAACATCTTATCTGGTGAAATATGGGAAGTTGAAGCGCATGTAACTTCATTTAATAACGCGCTTCAACATGGTATAACACTAGCATGGGTCACAGGAGCTGGAACATTAAACGAGGATTTTGAGCCAATTAAAACAGCTCAGATACCTGGTTTTCAAGATCATCCAGTAACATGTCATATTAGTGCTATAATAAGACCTAATGACAATCGACAATTGGCATTAATAAATTTAGTCGCATCTAGTAATTGTACAATTTTAGCACAAGATTATCCACTGGTCCAATTAGGTGGTAATAGTTTCACGAATGAAGATTGGAATGGCAAAGGAAAAGTAACTTGGTTATATGCTCATAGAATATCTTAAAATTAAAGAGATACATATTATATGAAAATTACAAAAATAGCTTCGAAAGGTTTGGATTTAATCAAATCCTTTGAAGGTTTAAAACTAAAACCATATTTATGTTCTGCCAACGTACCAACTATCGGTTACGGCAATACATTTTATGAGAACAAAGCCAAAGTCACTTTAAAGGACTCGGCTATTACAGAACAACGTGCAGTAGAACTACTAGCCTGGTCATTAAAGGGCTTTGAGCAATACGTTGATTCATATTGTATAGATACTATTACTCAAAATCAATTCGATGCGCTAGTCAGCTTCTGTTACAATCTAGGACCTGCTAACCTAAAATCAAGTACATTGCTTAAAAAAGTTAATGCTAATCCAAACGATCCAACTATTAGAGCTGAGTTTTTAAAATGGAACAAAGCTGGAGGTAGAGCACTTACAGGTCTAACCAGACGAAGAACAGCTGAAGCTAATCTTTATTTTTCATAATCCTGAAACATAGAGATCTTTGGTTGTATAATCAATATGATCTCGTAGCTCAGCTGGATAGAGCAACTGCCTTCTAAGCAGTAGGTCACAGGTTCGAATCCTGTCGGGATCACAACTAAATATAAATATAATATTAATATGGCTCGTCAAAATTTATTAATTATAGATAATTTCTATAATGATGCAGAACAGGTTAGAGAATTAGCTCTAAAACAAGATTTCTGTGTTAGGGGTAATTACCCAGGACAACGTACAGTTCCCATGACAAATGATTCTGTCAAAACACTGCTTGCAAATGCAGTTAGACCAATGGCTGGTGAAATTATTTATTGGCCGACAGAAGAAAACAGTTATAATGGAGCATTCCAATATACTACTCAAAGAGATCGTAGTTGGATTCATGCAGATCATACTACAACATGGGCTGCAGTTTGCTATTTAACACCAAATGCACCAATCACAGGAGGTACAGGTTTATTTAGACATAAAGAAACTGGACTTTTCTCGGCACCAAGATTGGCAAATGGCAAAATGGATGATATATGGATGAGCGATATTTATAAAGATTCTCAAGACATGACTAAATGGGATCTTGTTGACTTTGTCGGCAATAAATTTAATCGTTTAGTAATGTACCGTGGAGATTTATTTCATACGTCAATGGACTACTTTGGACGTGATATATACGATGGAAGATTATTCCAAACGTTCTTTTTTAGCACTGAAAGATAATAATACGGAAGGATGGCAGAGTTGGTCGATTGCGTCAGACTTGAAATCTGATGTACCCTAGCGGGTACCGTGGGTTCGAATCCTACTCCTTCCGCACTTTTTTTGAAACAAAGATAATATCTACAGTATAATAAACTCAATTAACAACTAAAACAAACAAAGATGAAAAAAGCAATTTTCGCAATCGCAGCAGTATTGACATTGGCTTTCACGGCATGTTCAACTACTCCAACAACGGAAACTACGTCAACAACTGACAGTACTACTGTTATCGTTGATTCACTTGCAGTTGACTCAGCTATCGTAGCTGATACTTTAAGCAAGTAATTATCAAGAAGGAAAAGGTCCATAGGGCCTTTTCCTTTTATTTTTAAAGAATATTGGGTGCCCACCAATTTGAGGTCCTGAGTCAATAATGGCTTTAGAGTTGTCATAACGGCAACAAGAGGATTTTAATAAAAACCAACAGGTATCATGAATAATACAACAACAGCGTTTATTACGCGAAGTAAAAGCCGTCTTAAGATCTACGGTGAAAACGTCTACATGAAAAGTGGAGAGAATTTCGAAATAGAACTTTTTAATGGTCATACAGACAATGTAATGGCTAAAATTTGGATCAATAATAAATTGATCTCAGAAAGCGGTTTAGTTCTTAAACCAGGACAACGTTACTTTTTAGAACGTTTTATCGATTCCAACAACAAATTTAAATATGAAACCTATGCAGTAGATGGTTCTGGCGATACAAGCAGAGCTATTGCAAATAATGGTTTAGTCAAAGTTGAATTTTACAAAGAAACATGTTTTAATTCGATCTTTTCAAAACCTCCTATTTTTGGAGGTTCATGGACAACATATCCAAATTGGAATCAACCATATTACCAACAACCAATTGGCGCACCGATAGGCGTACCAAATATTTGGTGTGGTAGTTCACTAACAGGTGGTACTGTAAATAATGCAAACTTAACTGTTACAAACAGTTCAAATGCTAATTTTTCTTTTACGTCAAGTGTATCTCAAGATAGTATAGAAACTGGTAGAATTGAAAAAGGTGGAGCATCAGATCAAAGTTTTGTTTCTATAAACATGAATTTTGAATCAATTCCATTTGCAACTTCAAATTGGCACATATTGCCACATTCGATCCAACCAATGGAAGTCTCTCAATTGAGAAACTACTGTGCTGGATGTGGAACAAGAGTTAAAAAACAGTCATGGAAATTCTGCCCATCGTGTGGTGAGAGTCTAGACTAAAATTCAGGTGGGCACCTAATTTTTAATATATGGCAAAGAAACAACTCAATAAAAATATAAAATAATGCAAAATACAAAAACATATATTGACATTTTAAAAGATGTTAAAAAAGAATATTTAGAAGATACTAGAAGAAATGAAAGTTGGAGATGTAAAAACATTATAACTTCAATGCCATTTTATGAAACAAAATTTTATAAAGATTATTACGATTATGCATTACATATTTATAATAAATTAAAATTTAGTAATATACTTAAATTTAATACTTGGAAATTAGCAATGATTCCAAGTACCGAAGGATTTAATAATTATGATATATGGAATAAATTTACATTTAAATTAAATGATATTATATCATCAACATGGCATATAAAACAATCACACCATTATTTTAAATATGAAGAATATACTGGAAAATCAATAAATGACTTTGATAGAATTGTTGAATTTGGCGGTGGCTGTGGTGATATGTGTAAGTTTATTAAACAAATGGGGTTTGATGGTGAATATATTATCATAGATCTTCCTGAAGTTCATGAAATACAAAAAAATAATCTTATAAGTTATTATAATATAAAATTCGAGACTAATCCAATTAAAGGGGATGAAAACAAAAGAACATTATTTATGGCAACATGGTCTATATCAGAAACAACATTAGAATTAAGAAATGAAATTATAAACACACTTCAACCAAATGAATATCTAATAGTATATCAAAGACAATTCGAAAATATTTCTAATGTTAAATGGTTTAAAGATTGGAAAGGATATAGGGAGGAATTGCCGTGGATCGTATGGGATGGCGGTAGTGAATATATTTTAAAATAATATTTTTAATATATGGCAAAGAAACAACAAGAACCATTAGAACCAGCAACAAAATTCACACGAGTTTATGTTAGTGAAGATTCAACTGCCACGTGGCATTTTGATTTAACAAAGTTTCAGAATGGCCCAATCAAGGTAGAAATAGAATACTCTAAGGAATACATAGCAAAGTTATTTCCCAAGCCGGTCAAGAAGACAAGAAAAACCAGAACAAAAGTTAAGTAATTGTTCGTAACTTTTTTAAATCCGGGTGAAAATACTTTCGTCCGGATTTTTTTATGTCAAATATTTGGTGTATATTTACAGTATAATTAAAAGAAAGAAGAATATGATTTACAAAACTCTTAAAAACATCGATTTTCAAGCAGCTCAAGAGCTTTTTTATGGCAAAGAAGTTTTAACAGCTGAAGAAGCTCAATTGGTTAAAGAATTTATGCCTAAGGCAGCTAAAGAATATTTGTTTCATAATGATTGGAACAATACTTGGTTAAACCTTAACGTTTATTCTGAGGTTGAAAAAGAAAAGCGTGACTTAGCAATAGAAATGGGATACTAATCCAATACAACCAGATTGCACCCAATTCTTTTAATCTTAGTTATTATAAGTTAACTAAGCAAAGAGACTTAAAGCGCCAGAGAGCTTCTAATGACTTCTGAAACAAAACAGCAATTTAACCATAAGATAATAAAAAGATGAGCAAAGAAATCGAAACATTTGACCAAATTTGGGATCAACACATTAAACCAATTCTTAAGAATCAAGAAGACTGGAAATCACCAATCGATGGTTTAATACCCGAAAATCAATATAATAAAATCAATGAAGTAGTTGAGTTTCTTACTGGAACTTCTTTAGAGATTACCAATACATTTAGCACAGAAGAATCTGAAACGCTATATGAAGTTAAATCGCCAGGATACTCAAAGGGTCCAGCATCAAATTTTTAAAACCATGGAAAATCATTTCGATAAACTTATTAAGATCGTAGAATCTTGTGAAACTCCAGATCAAATGAATGTTAGATTCATTAATTGGTCTTTTAGAGCCCTAGAGCACATGAAAACTCTTTTTAATGATGAAGAGTATGATAAAAAAGTAAGAACACTAGCAAAAACAATTCAAAATAGAAGTATAGAAGTATATGCACAAACGAATCATATTAGCAGGACCGGGAGCATCGGGTAAGGATCACATGAGAAAGCTATTGGAATCTAGAGGTTTCAAATACGCTGTAAGTTACACAACAAGACCACCAAGACCAGGTGAAATAGAAGGAGTCGACTATTACTTTTTAACAAAAGAACAATGTCAACAAATGAAAGATGCTGGTCTATTTTATGAAGTGATAGACTTTAATGGTTGGTCTTATGGAACTTCTTTGGCCCAATTTTATAATGATGATGTTTTTATCATGACACCTTCAGGTTTAGAACACTTAAAGACTGAAGATCGCGCGACCTCATTAGTTATGTTCTTTGACATTGAAGAATCAATAAGAATGGAACGATTAGCAGCCAGAGTAATGCCAGGACATTCAGTCGAAGCCAGATTACAAGCCGACAGAGATTTATTTGCCGGATTTACAAACTATGACGTTAGGATTTCTGATCCTAACTTTTAAAAAGAAACTTTCAAGTCGAAGGATATATAAAAAACATAATTTCTTAAAATTTTAAAAAATGAAAAAAATCGAAGATTTAAAATCACAACTAGCTGAATTAGAGGTAAAAGCTGAAGCAGCTCAAAAAGAATCATCTGAAACTTTGTATGATTTGGTATTGGAAAGTCCAAAAACCATCAAACAAATTCAAGATAGAATTAACAAAGATTACGAATGGGAGTCTCGTACTGCTGCCGTAGTTGTACATTTACATGATCGTTTGTCAGAAGAACGTAAACGTATTAGTGTAGCAGAAGCTAGTGAAGATGGCACAATTACAATCCAAATGAAAGGAATTGAATTGAATGGTCTTTACCAAGCAATGTTAAACATGAAAGGCACAGGAGTTGAAAATGCTCGTACTTTCGCAAGATTATTAACAAGTATTGGTAAACAAGTTACAGAGGCAATGCAATCTATGGCTGTTGTTAACCAAAAAGTGATGGAAATTCACAAAGAAATTTCAGAAGTTGAGAACGAGATCGCAAGAATCGAAGATGCTGAACTAGCTGAAAGATTAGAAGCTCAAGATCGCGCTAACAATCCAGTTGAGATTGAAGCAGATCAAAAAGCTTAAAACATTACTTTAAACGATGAAGAATACAAGCAAGAGCAAGAATAGATTAGAACTTTTGGACATGGTGACTGAAGCAGTTACTAGTGACCGTATATTTGAAACAATTAATTATCAGACTCAGTCTGAAGATAAAATCAAGCAATTCATGTATCCTAACATTTTATCTTCTTTTAAGAAGTTTTTAATGGAACAAAGAGGATATGACGCAAATGTAGCTGATATGAAATCCAAACAAAGTTTACTTTGGGAAGGTAACAAGAAAACTACAGTCAAAAACATGATGTTTATGGGCACTCAAAACCGACCAGACATGGTTGTTGAATTGGGTGACGTAAGAATTGCTATTGAAATTAAACGTGGAGAAACTGGTTCTGATTTAAGATCTGGCTTTGGTCAATCAATGGTTTATGCAACTGTTTATGACTTTGTATTGTATCTCTTCATCGATACCAGTAAAGACAAGAAAATCCTGAACTCAAGTACAGGTGGAAATGAAGTTGATTTCGTAGAAACAATTTGGAAGAATTGGAACATAAGATTCGCAATAGTTTAATGAGCAAAATTTTTGTAACAGGCAACTTACAGTTTGGCCGACCAAGTATTATCAAGAAGATGAAAAGACCCTTTGAGTCTCTTGAAGAGATGCACGAAGAGTTGATTAAAAAATGGAATGCGGTTGTCGCCATAAACGATACAGTGTACCATTGTGGCAACTTTGCATGGGATCCTGATACTGCAGAAACTATGTTAAACAAACTTAATGGTAACATTTATTTAATTCCAGGCGAAGATGACAATGCCATTTTAGATCTTGTTAAAAACAAAAGCGTGCCTAAGCATGCAGTTGTTATTGACACAATCAATGAAATCAGTGAATTAGAATCAGTATTGTCTTATTGGCCCATGACTGTGTGGCCTAAACAAAGTAGACGTTATTACAATGTGCATGCTTACCCAAGCAAAAAGCACTTATCAAATCACAAATCTAAAAGCCTAAATGTGGCATGTGATTTCTGGGGCTACAAGCCCATCGAATTAGAAACAGTTAAAGAGTTGGTAAATCTCAACGAAGAATTTACTGATTGATTACCAACTCTTTAACATTTATTTTCAAAAAAACTGAAAATAAATTTTTTTATGTCAAGTTTTTTGTGTATATTTACACTATAACTTAAAAACAATATGAAACAATCGGAAAAGTATTTGAATCTTATCAACGAAGATTATCAATTGGATCCAACCCATCCAGAGTATTATGGTTTTTTAAACACAAATCCTTCTGACTCTGGTGAATTTACAACGATAGCTACATATATTGCTCAGAATCCTGAAAAATATAAAGATGTCTTGAATAAGCTTAATTTAGAGATTGGGTTCAATTCATGTAAAGAAGAAATGGTCTTTGTTAGAAAATGTTCGTAACTTTTTAAAATAAAAGTGTCCGGTTTAAAAAGAATGTATTATATTAGCAGTATGAATAACCAAAATAAAAACAGCAAACGTATGAAAGTAAAAAACAATAACCTAAGCTATCGTGAATTAGCAGAAAATTTTGTAGCAACTAAATCTGAATCAGATTATGTGCAATTGTATAAAAAAGTTAAACCAGGTTTAAGATCTTATATCTTTAAAACTGTTAAGGACTCTGCTGCAGCTGAAGATATTTTGACTAATACATTGACTAAGTTGTGGACCAAGATTGATCAGTATGATCCTCAGTATCAAATTACAACATGGTTATATCGCATTGCATTCAACGAGTGTCTTGGTTGGATTCGTGAACGTAATCGTAAGTATTCTTTGGATTCTATGCAAGAATTTGGTTTAGACATTGAAGAATCAACTGGTAAACTTACAAGTAACATTTCTGATTTGATGGAAGATTACGAAATGAAATCTGAAGCTGATTATTTAGCTGAAGATGCAGAACTTGATAGAGTTTATGAATCTACTTTGATGGCAATGGATAAGTTGAAACCAATATATAAGAATATACTTGTTGATCGAATCATCAATGAAATGAAATACGAAGATTTGGCTGATAAGTATAAATTACCTTTGCAAACTATCAAAAATAGAATTCGTCGAGGTCGCTTATTGGTGATCGAGATGGTCGAAGCATAATGGAACAACCAAACAAACAAAGAAGCATGCAAATGTACCACATCATGAGCGAGGGCAATGCATTAGAAACTTGCATGACTAGTGAAACTGCTTTTAAAAAGGCAAAAGATCTTAATGCAGATAAAATTGAGTTAGTAAACATAGCATGGGATTCAACTGGAGAATCTACAATTAGTAGGCAAACCATTTGGTCAAAAAAGAAATAAATTATGGAACCAGAAAAAGACATATTCGACCAATGGGCTGAAGAACGTGAAAGTAAATCATGGATCATTAGAAAACTTGAGTTCATTCCAATGTGGTGGAGCAATGATGGCATGTATTTACATAAGACTATTTGGACTGGACTAAAGAATCTTTGGTATTGGTTTCCTATTATCTGGAAAGATCGCCATTGGGATGACCATTATATCTTTGAAGTTATGATGCACAAACTTAAAGCCCAATCTAAATATATTGGTGACAGAGATTGGCATACAAGGTCACAAAGAGATGCTGAAATTATGATGACTTGTGTTCGTCTAATGAAATTAGTTAAAGACGAGCATTACAGTTCAGAATATATGGATTATCATGAAACTAAACATTGGTTTGAACCAGTACCTGACAAAGAAGGTTATAGTTCATGGGAGTCAAGACAACTTAAAGAAAACTTTGATGACTTCTTTAAGAAACATCCATCAGCTTATAAAAAGGTTTTAGCAGATGAAAAACTACAGATCTTTGGAATAGAACCAAGAGATGGTGAAACTGAAACTGATGCTAAACAAAGAATCGCAATGAATATTGGTCACTATAATCATAACAGAGCAAGAAAATTACTCTTTAAATTGATGGAAGAAAACATCGAAAAATGGTGGGACTAAAATTTGATTCAGCTGAGTTATATATGTTACGCATCAACGCGCATAAAATAACAAAAGTTCAATCAGATGGCAAAAGCAAAAACCGGGGCTGCTTCTACAGGATTTAGAGCAACCACAAAAACAACAAGACCAGGAGTTCACTCTAAAAAGAAAAATTCTTCACACAAAAGAAGTAAGAATTATCGTAAGAAGAACAGAGGTCAAGGAAAATAATTTAGAAAAAGTTTAAAAAACGTTGAAACAAACGATTCGACAGATATATAATCCTCAAACAACAATAAAACACAAGATGAAACGCATAGATTTACATAAGAATTATCTACAAGTGATTAGCTGGGCATTTATACCGGGAACTAGTCATGGGCGTGCTTTATCTGTGAGTTGATAAGAAATTATTTAAACTTAAAGTTAAAACCCAAGCCCTCAAAAAGCTTGGGTTTTTTATTGGCCCTAAATGGTGCGGTAGCTCAGATGGTAGAGCACAGGACTGAAAATCCTGGTGTCGGCGGTTCGATCCCGCCCCGCACCACCAGAATAAATGTTCTTTGACATATTGGTAAATTTGTATAAGTTGATCTTGGAGGTCAGTAGGTCTGCAAAATCTACGGAGTTGGTTCGATTCCAACCTTATACTCAATGTCCTGTACCCTTGAGAAACTCGTATCAAGTTAGTATGATTGACTGTGGATAAGCAGGACAGCACGAAATAAAGGGGTAAGAGAATAAGTGCACTATCGGGATGTGGACTAATTGGCTAAGTCGCCACTTTTGGGAAGTGGACATCATCCAGGTTCGAGTCCTGGTATCCCGACAAAAATGTTCGTAACTTCTGAAAAATAGTTGCAAATAAATTTTTTATTGTCAAGTATTTCGTTTATATTTACTGTATAATTAAAAACAAAAGATCTTTGACATATTGGTAAAATAATCATAAGCCCATTGGTTGGGAGCACCCCTCAAGGTTGAATCTTTGGATTCTTTATTGTAAAGCTGGAATTGGTTCGAATCCAATTATGATTACAAACAGTCAGTCTTCAGAATGGTATCTGTATGACTACATGATAAACCACAAGGCTCAGAAAGTCAATCTTGTGGCTGTAGGTTCGAATCCTACACTGACTACAAAGTCCAGGAGTAATTAACTTGGTACCTGAGGTGTTCGAAAACCTCGATTGATTATGGTGTAAAGGTGCACAGCAGAACGTAATAGGGACGCAAGATTAAGGTTCAATTCCTTTTTAGTCAGCAATTTGGATCGGTTGAGCAATTGGTTGGCTCAGCGGACTGTAAATCCGCCCTCTTACGAGCATGTAGGTTCGAGTCCTACCCGGTCCACCAAGAAAGTTGATTGGGGAATAGTATACTGTAACCTGATGATGGAGGTGGTATATAAGAGTTTGGAATCATCTTAGTAATGCCAATCGTAAAAACAGATGTCCACTGAACCATCTTCTGTTTTCTTTCTTTTTACACGTTTGTGGTGCAATGGTAGCATACCGGTCTCCAAAACCGTTGATGGGGGTTCGAATCCCTCCAAGCGTGCAAATGGTCCTTTAGCTCAGTTGGTTAGAGCGCCGCACTCATAATGCGAGGGTCACAGGTTCAAATCCTGTAGGGACCACCAACATAGTTTATTAGTTCAATGGATAGAACACTTGACTACGGATCAAGAGATAAGGGTTCGAATCCTTTATAAACTACTAAATTGCGATATGGTAGAGTTGGTTTCTTACGATGCTCTCATAAGGCATAGACACTGGTTCGAGTCCAGTTGTCGCAACAAAAATTTGATCTCGTAGCTCAGTTGGCTAGAGCACCTCACTTTTAATGAGGGAGTCAAGGGTTCGAGTCCCTTCGGGATCACAAACTTCATTTATAATACTACGATCTCTCAGTTAAAAGCTGTCGTAGAGTAAAGTTATAGTCCGACATGGCTATTGGTTATAATGAAGTATTTGCTCTCTTAGCTCAGTTGGTTTAGAGCGCTGCCCTTACAAGGCAGATGTCGTAGGTTCGAATCCTACAGAGAGCACTCGCCGCACAAAGTGTGGAGGAACTGGCCAGAGATTTATTCTTGCAAACTCGATGCCGAAAGTCGAGCTGCCCATCTACGGGATGGGCTTTATGGTGGATGTAGCTCAATCGGGAGAGCGTTGGTTTGTGGAACCAAAGGTAGTGGGATCGAAACCCATCATTCACCCAAATGGAAGATTGTCAGAGTGGTCTATCGTATCTCTTTGCTAAAGAGATGGTCGCGAAAGCGGCCCAGAGGTTCGAATCCTTTATCTTCCGCTTAATTTTGATAAATAATAAATGAAGTTTTGAAACATACAAGCTTTGGTCTGTATAACTAACATAACGTTCTTAAAATTATAAACGAATTAAAATGCACTCGTGGTGAAATAGGTAGACACGAGGGACTTAAAATCCCTTGGCCAGTGATGGTCGTGCCGGTTCGATTCCGGCCGAGTGTACAAAAAGTATGGCAAAAGCATTAGTTACAGGTGGAGCAGGTTTTATTGGATCTAATTTGGTCGACTTCTTATTAAAGGAAGGACACGAAGTTGAGGTTTGGGATGACTTATCCACTGGTAAACTTGAAAGACTTTCTAAAGAAGTAGAATTCAAAAGATTAGACTTAACTAGAGATGTTCTACCAGATATTGAAGTTGATTGGGTATTTCACTTAGCAGCACCAGTATCTGTTCAAGAATCTTTGGAAAATCCATCTAAATATATGTATGGTTGTTTTGGTACAACTTATAGAATGTTAGATTGGTCTAGAAGAAATAGTGCTAAGAGCTTTACGTTAGCATCGACCGCTGCTGTGTATGGAGAAACAGAACAAATACCTGTTAAAGAAACAGATGAATTGAATCCTATTTCTCCATACGCTGAATGGAAATTAAAAGCTGAAGATTGTTTAAGCATGTACAAATCATATTTTACATGTACAGCACTCAGATTCTTTAATGTCTATGGCAACGGTCAAAGTAGCACTGGAAGTTATGCTCCAGCTGTTGCAAGATTTTTAGATCAATATAGATCTGAACAACCAATAACAGTGACAGGTTCTGGCTTACAAACCAGAGATTATGTCAATGTTAATGATATATGTTCAGCACTATATGAATCTGGAAAAAGAATTGGACCATTCTTAATAATGAATGTTGGATCAGGCAAAGAAATAGCTATCTTAGACATAGCAAAAGCCTTTGAAACAAATATAACATTCATTGATAAAAGAAAAGAACCAATGAGATCTGGAGCTGATATTACTTTAATTAAAAGTAAATTAGCATGGAGACCAAAGGAAAATATCTTTGAATGGATCAAACATAATTTAGATCTTTGACATATTGGTAAAATAAAGAAATTAGGATGCATACAGCAAATTTAAAAACTTTTATTGGAAAAAGCAAAACTGCATCCTGTTAAATAGACACTTAGCTCAATTGGTTAGAGCATTCGCCTGATACGCGAAAGGTTACAAGTTCGATTCTTGTAGTGTCTACGCAGAAATCCAACACAACGACGACTTGCAAACAAAGTATTCTAGTGATAGAAGCAGTCATCCAAGTATGATTTGGAACGTGCACTGGTAGGCAACCAACCTATATTATGATACGAGCTAATACTTGTGGATTAAAGGTGACGATCAGGAAAGACTGATAATTTTGGTCTCATAGTTAATCGGCTATAATATTGCCCTGTCACGGCAAAGTGCCGGGTTCGATTCCCGGTGGGACCGCAAACGATTGTTGTTCTTTGACATACTAAAAAATAAAAATTAAAAAATATGGATACAATATCATTTATTTTAGGAATGTCCTCGGTGGTGGTTATCGCAATTGCGGTGGTTGCTGTCACAGGATTTTTTAAGGTCAGAAATGTTGAGAAACAATTCAATAACTACGAACAAAACTTTATGGTTGAGTTTGATAGTAGAACAAAAGAAATTCACGATAATATAAATTATGTAAATAATGATTTAAATCGTAGAATTGATGAAGAAGGCAATGAATTAAATCGTAGAATTGATAACACAGAAAGAGAAATCTTTTCCCAATTAGATTCTCGATTAGATAAATTGGAAACTAAATTGACAGACACAATTAAAAACGGTTGTGATCCTGTTAAAAATAATTAACGAGTCATAAGACATAATAAATAAATCGTTAAAGACAATAATCGTTATTACCCTTTCGTCTAATGGCAGGACAGCTGGTTTTGGTCCAGCTAATCGAGGTTCGAGTCCTTGAGGGGTAACCAAACATAGCGGGTTGGTAGAAGTGGTATCTCGCGAGCCTCATAAGCTCGAGGTCGGGGGTTCGAATCCCTCACCCGCAACCAAATGAAGTGTAGCTCAGTGACATTAATGAGAGCAAGTCGTAAAAGACCGTGACGGTAGGTTGAATTCCTCCCACTTCATATTTGGTCCCATCGTCTATCGGTTAGGACATCAGGTTTTCATCCTGAAAAGTCGGGTTCGACTCCCGGTGGGACTACTAAGAATAACTGTCACTCCATTCAATGTGATGTCGACAATCACGAATGGATCAAAGTGTTCATCACCCTCAGCCTAGGCCTAGAGAAAACTCTAATGAAGCTGTTAAGATTGGAGCGAGACGGGTACTCCAAAGTTATTCTTAAATGGGGAATTAGCTCAGCTGGCTAGAGCGCCTGCCTTGCACGCAGGAGGTCATCGGTTCGACTCCGATATTCTCCACTATTGATGATGAAATAGTAATTAAACGAGTATCCAGAGGGAACACTGCCAGAATCCCACAACAGATAGGACGGAGAAAAGTTAATGAAAGACAATGGCGCATCGGGAACTCACACAGGCCGCAATCTGTAATCGAGTATGAAGAGTACATACCAATAGCTCTCTTTATCCCGCAATGGTAAGAAAAATGGTCGACTCATCAATAAATTCCTCGGTAGCTCAGCGGTAGAGCACGCGACTGTTAATCGTGTGGTCGTAGGTTCAAATCCTACCCGGGGAGCAACTTAAAACCGATTCGGGTTCGACGTAAAATGGATCCTGCGCCTTGAAATATAGACAAAACGTCATTAAATATCCATCATTGAAGGTGTCATCGGTGACCTTCTAATTGCGAATATCGTATAATGGCTTATTACTCCAGCCTTCCAAGTTGGAGATCTCAGTTCGATTCTGAGTATTCGCTCCAAATTTTACCAATATGTAAATAAATGCCTGAGTGGTGGAATTGGTAGTCACGCCAGATTTAGGATCTGGTGCCGAAAGGCGTGTCGGTTCGAGTCCGACCTTGGGTACAAAAATAATAGATATATAAGCCAATATGTCAAAGTTAAAATCATTTTCTGAATTCGCTGGATTTAAAGAAGTCGATGCTCTTGGTTACGGCAACGAAGCTAAGAAACATCGCTTAACATATTCCAAAGAAAAACCAGTTATCATTAAGATGACCAAAGAAAATGGTGTCTATGAACAACTCTTACACTTTCAAAATCCAAGAAATTCAAGTCAAGAAACTCTTTCTGAAATAGAAGAAAATATATCTTTGCAAAAAGAATTAAGCGATTCAGAAATTGAGTTTATTAAAAGAGCTGAAACTGACATGTTACTTTTAATCAATGAAAGATTAATTGAACTAGGTGGAACTGATGAGATGCTTCTTCTACAAGCAGTAACTGCATTTACAGATCCTTTGCTTTATAAGTTAAAACATTTTTATAATAGACCAAGACCTGCTCAATTAGCAAGAGCATTAGATTTAGAATTGTATCCTGTAATTCCTACTAATGCCTCAAGTGCAGCTTATCCAAGTGGACATGCTCTTGATTCATATACATGTGGTTGGATCATTGGTCAAAAATATCCTGAATTAGCTGATCAAATTTCAACTTTTTGTGAAGAAGTAGCTTTTACCAGAATTCAGGCTGGTGTACACTACAGATCTGATGCTGATTTTTCTAAAATCATCTTTGATAAATTAGTAGAATCACAGACAATAACCTTGGATTATTTTTTATTGTAAGCCAAAAGCCCAATTCGCTTCATTATAAGAAGTCCAATAGCCATTAGCGTTTAATTCAGTTTTGGCAGTTGCTGCGTTAGCTGGACTAACTGTTACTAGAGTTTGTGCTAATTGTAAAAAAGCTGTATCATTCTTTGCACATCTTAAAAACTTGATATTGGCATTCTTGTTACCAAGAAAGTTAAAGCCATTTGGAACACTGTATTTTGAATTACTTTCAATAGTCATAACACCGTTTTGAGCTGGAGATAAACCAGGATATATCGCAGCGCCACCTGCGTCTATGCCAAATAAGTTTAAACCACCTGCACCTGCTGGAGATGCAGTTGGTGAATTATTCCAATTGCCACCATTTACTCTAATCCAACATGCATCATCTGTGGGTGATATTGCCATATCAATAATATCTCCATTTACCCAAGTTGGAGTACCTGACGACATGCCTAGGCCCGCGAATTGAATTGCGTTGGCATGCCAAAAGTTTCCATTACTAGAAAATCCAATACTAGCTGTATTATTTCCTAGAGGACTATTAGTCTTTATTCCATCATTACTAATACCAATATAAGACAATCCAGTTCCGGAAGTACATTTGACACTAAACATTATTGATGATCCATCAAGTGGGCTTAATGTAAGCACTGATTGAATTACTGTGGTTCCTTGAGTAGCTGTTGTATTAGAATTACTTAATGTAATATTACTACCCATTACATTTGGATCTAAATAAAGATTATCGACTGGAAATTGAGTAGGTTGATTATTATTGGTATTATATACAGCAATGATATATCCTGGAACTTCATCTGGACCAGCATACCAATCTAATCCACCTAAGCCATCGTAATTTTGATTATCCACACCGATAACGATATTTCCCACTACAGATGTTCCAATAGGAGGACTTCCAGGATTTTGTGTGATTGCAAAGGGTCTAAATTGTGCCATTTAATATGATTATTTTCTTCTATATATTCAAAAAGATATATAGAAAAACAAAGTACATCTACCGTGGAATTATTAACTTACGAATCATTTATAAACAGTTCTAAGATCGTTGAATCTAGAAGACAACTACTAATAAACATCTTTAATCAATTTGAAGATATTAAGCCGATTATGAACGAGGCTATTGCTATCATAGAACTTGGATCTTTAGACGAGGCTTTCGAAGGAGAAATCAATGAAGAAAGCATCATGGCTAAAATGAAAGATAAATTAGCTCAAGCTGTTGCTGTTGCAAAAGAAAAAGGCAAAGAAGCCTTGACTGGAGCTCAACAAAAAATTATTCAATTAGGTGGAAGTATTGGTAGTGTTATTAAATTAATGATTGGTAAATTAAAAGAATGGATTTCAGCTGCATTTACAGCTGCTAAAGGATTTTATGCCAAAGCTGCTCAAGCTAAATCAGCTGATATTAAGGATATGGTTAGTAAAGCAAGCGATGATACAAAGAATTTAATGATTAAAGAAATAGGACATTTAAAAACAGTTACTTCTTCTACTGCTTCATGGGTAATGAGTGGATTTTCTAAAGATGCAACTAAAGCTGCGGCTGAAGCTGCTAAAGAAGATGTTAAAGAATCATTTGAATTGGTAATTTTAGAATCTATTAATGAAGCTGTTTTATCAGGTGAATTGGACTTTACAGATCTTTTAGAATCTGATGGTCACAGTGCTGGAATTCCGTTTGTTAGTGCTATTGCACATAAAATGCACCATATTCCTCCATTTAATCTATTAGACAAAGTAAAACAAGGAGCTGAGAAAGTTGCCTCCGGAGTTTTAAATAAACTTTCATATTATGCAACTGAATTAGCAGGTGCTCCAGGCCCATTTAAATTTGTTGCTCTGGCCGCCATTATTGGTATTATAGCTGAAGTACAGTTTAAAGGTATTGCAAAACATGCAGTTTTACACGCTGTTCCTGGATTAGGTTTAATGGCTTCTATTATATCTAACGTTGCAATGGCATTAGCCGTTGTTGGTATTGTTGAAGCGCTTATCGCTAAAAAAGATGGCGATGAAGAAGGTCACGACAAAGCTGAAGCCTAACTGAAACATTATTTTATTAGGGAGTATAACTCTAAAATAAAATTACATGGACTCAAAAGAATTTCTTTACAATTATCTAAACGCATTTTCACCAGTTGGTCAAGAGACCGAAGGACAGAAAATTTGGGCAGATTATATTAGACCATTTGCCGATCAAGTAAAAGTCGATGCTTATGGTACTGCTTATGGCATCTTAAAAGGCAGCACAGCTGACCAAGATTTATCGCACAGATACGCTGAGCCATATCGAGTAGTTTTAGAAGCACATTGTGATGAAATTGCATGGATCATTACTCAAATCGAAAAAGACGGTTACGTTCGAGTTAAAAGAGCTGGTGGATCTGATAATATGATCGCAGCTTCAAAATCTGTGATCGTACATACTCATAAAGGTCAAAAAGTTAAAGCATTCTTTGGTTCTCCAGCAGTTCATGTTAGAGAAAAATACACCGAAATGGGACCAGATCAGCATGAATTATGGTTGGATTTTGGAGTTGATTCAGCTGACAAAGTAAAAGAACTTGGAGTTGAAGTTGGCTGTATGGTTACTTTTGACGATCAGTTTAGTGAGTTAGGTGACTATTATGTTGGTCGTTCATTGGATAATAAGATTGGTGGTTATATCATCGCTGAAGCTCTTTTACGCATTTCAAAAATGAATCATCGTTTACCATTTGACTTATATGTAGTTAACTCAGTCCAAGAAGAGGTTGGCTTATTTGGAGCTCGTATGATTGCTCAAACTATCAAAGCTGATATTGCATTAGTACATGATGTTTGTCACAATACGAATCATCCAATGATGAATAAAGCCAAAGATGGCGATATTGAAGGTGGCAAAGGACCTTGTGTTGAATATACTGCACAAAACCATCGCAAACTGATCAAACTTTATCGCGATACAGCCCATGATCTTGAGATACCACTTCAATTAACAGTTGGATCTTATGGAAATGATACAGTTTCTTTCTTCTTAGAGAATACTCCGACTGCAATTTTAGCAACACCATTGAAATACATGCACACAACGGTTGAAATGGCACATAAAGATGACGTTGAAAACGCTATTACACTATTTGTCAATACTTTATTAAACCTAACGGTTTATGAAATCGAATCTATAAAAAATCCTAGAATCTAATGGAAACCTACATTATTGTAAAAAACATCACAACTGAAACTGGCACACTTCCAGTCCTAATTCTAGATGGTCACTCTGAAATATTAGAATTTGACGATTTAGAAAAAGCTGAAGATACCAGGCAAATGCTACAAGAAAATAGTGATTCAGGTCATGTTTATACGATCAGAACTATCAAATGAAACAATTCCAAACAGCTTCGTATAAAATCTGTAACTTAAAAAATAAAGTATGACCGTTTACCATTCATTTAAGAGATTATCACAGAAGTTGGCAATTAGAATGCATAGGGCTATGGATCCTGCACAGCACACTCAGCCAACAGAGTTTGAATTTGAAACTTTAGCAATTTGCAGATCACTAATTAATAGATCTAATTCAGAATTGTTAATTTCACCATTATCTGGTAAAAGATTTATCAAAAATTCAGATTCACAAATCTACTTTATTATTCAAGATGGCATGGTTGATATTATTAATCACACTTATTCTTATAATGTCAAAATTACTTTAAAGGCTTATCAGCGTTTGGTTAATGCCTTTGATATGGAAGTAGAATCTCGTCGCCAAGAAATGGAAGATGAGATCAGATCAAATGTAAAGCATTCATTAAAAACCATTTTTCAAACACTTTCAAATGAAGCAATCTAAACTGCTATTCCTAGGAGGCGCATTTACCATATTATTAATTGTTGGCTTTTGTGGCATGATTATTTGGGCATTTATTACTAAAAGCGATAATGTACCATTTCAATCAGTCAAAGAAAAGAAAGATTCAGTAGCAATTGAGATCAAAGAAGTAAAAGTGCCAGTTTATGTTCATGACACAGTTACAATTAAAATTCCATGTCGTAAACAACACTGTGAAATAAAAACAGACACTGCACAATAATTTTGAAACAAAAAAGAAAACAAATATATAATTAACAATGGAAAACTACAACAAAATCATCGCAGTTCTAGAAGAAGCTAGAGCAGATGCAGAAAAATTCTTTGAAAAAGGAAATAAAGCAGCTGGCACACGTGTTCGTAAAGCAATGCAAGATGTTAAAGCATTAGCACAAGCAGTACGCACAGAAGTTTCTGAAAAGAACAAAGAAGCGTAAAACGCATTAAAGGTTTCTTACAGCAATAAAACAGCATATAGAACCGGTACATTGTAGGTTCGAGTCCTACCTCTTATCGAAAGATAATTGTGGCGAAATTGGTAAACGCGCTGGTAAGCAAAAACAGAAACCTGACCTTATTGGGATACCTACAGCAACTACACAAAACTTCAATCTATAATGAACCAAAATGTGTATCCCGTTATTTTGCCTCCTTAGCTCAGCTGGTAGAGCAACTGATTTGTAATCAGTAGGTCGCTGGTTCGATCCCGGCAGGAGGCTCACCTAACTTTTTTACCTTTTACATAGATATATAGTTTATGGAAAAGTTAAAAAAGAAACAAGCCACTAGAAGAAAATATCATTACATTTATAAAACAATCTGTATCATTACAAATAAATTTTATATTGGAATGCACTCAACTGACAACTTAGAAGATGGTTATATTGGTTCAGGTAAAAGACTTTGGTACTCAATAAACAAATACGGCAAAGAAAATCATACTTGTGAGATATTAGAGTTCTTAGAATCAAGAGAACTTTTAAAAGAAAAAGAAAAACAATTAGTTAATCAGGATCTTTTAAATGATTCAATGTGTATGAATCTTGCAATTGGTGGAGAAGGAGGCCATGGCTCTAAATTTTTAACTAAAGAACAATTAGCAAAAGGCGGTAAAAATTCTATGGCTATTATAAAATTACTTAGAGAAACTGATCCAGAATATGCTAAAATAAATAGTAAGTCTATATCAAAGTCATATTATAAGGCGATTGAAGAGGGAAGAAGAATACCAAAAGCTTGGGGTAATTGGACTGGTAGGAAACACAAATTAGAAACTATTGAAAAATTAAAAGGTCATAGTCATCAAGTTGGTTTAAATAATTCCCAATATGGAAAATGTTGGATAACAAATGGAATTGAAAGCCAAAAGATTTACAAAGGCGATTCTATTCCAGAAGGCTGGAAATTAGGTCGTAAACAAATTTTGAAACAAAATAAAAACAATTAATATAACTATTATGAACAAAGAACAATTTTTAGGATTTTTACGTCACACTTTAACTGTATTAGGTGGTGTATTAGTAGCAAGAGGTTATATGGATGATTCAATGTTAGCTGAAGGTGCAGGTATTATTACTGCTCTTGTAGGTTTTATTTGGTCAGCAGCTTCTAAGAAAACAGTATAATTATATGGTGTCTCGGTACGCTCTGACGAAAGTTAACGACGAGGTCTCGGTTGGCAGACGGCCTCTGATCCAACCCACATTGCGAAAGTAGCTCAGCTGGTAGAGCTCCAGTTTACCAAACTGGAGGTCGCGGGTTCGAATCCCGTCTTTCGCTCCACTTTTAATTCAAAACAAAATGACTGAAAACGAAATTTTCAAATTCGGTGAGATTCAATATCTAACAGGACGCTTAGATGAACTTTACTACAAAGCATTACCAAATGTCTTAGATCTACATGGTAACAGAGGTATTGATGCCAGAATCGGTAAATACTTAGATAAGTTAAAATCAGTTGATGAGACAGCTTATTATCTTTACATGGTCGAGCATACTAATAGATCTCATGCCAGAACCAAAAGTCAAAAAGTAATTAAGAATATTTTAACTGAAGTTTTGGATCACGTGTCAGATGAGCCCTTAAAAGAAAAGATTCAAAGACATTTACATAAATACAGAAATGTATAAGATAATTTTAATGTTTTGTGCAGTTTTCATGGTGTTGGTATTTGTAATGGAATATCCAACATGGAGACGAGCAAAAAGAAAAGCCAAAAGAAAAGCAGAACGAGAGAGAAATAAATAAGTCATGAAGAAACTATTATTGATAGCACTGCTATTAATTACAAATTTAACATACGCACAACACAGAAGAGACTCAGTTAGAATTAAGACTGATATTTTTGAAGTAGTTTATTCAGAAGTTTTAGAACAACCAAGATGGATTCAATATTATGTTGAATGTCCAGATGGAACAGCCCCAAGATCTGGCTTAGAATTTAGATCTTATCCCAAAGTTAAAACATCTGATGATTCAGATTACGTAAATAATGTTTACGACAAAGGTCACATGGCACCAGCTGCCGATTTTGCATGTGATAGGTTTACAATAGCCAAAACATTTACTTATATCAATTGTGCTCTGCAACACCAAGATTTAAACAGAGGTGTTTGGAAAAACTTAGAAGTTTTCGAAAGAAATTTAGCTTTACGTGGCATAAAGGTAAAAGTTACTATTAAAGTTGATTTTACCAATGCAAAGAAATTATCCACAGGAGCCACAATCCCAACAGGCTTTTGGAAAATGATAGAAGCAGACGGAAAGGTTTATGAATTTTACTTTCTAAACGTAACTCCTACAAAATCAGATTTCATGTTATATCAAACTAATTGCTGTAAATAATGCAATCAAATACAAACCAAAATCGAGTACTACATATTGTAACTCGATGCAGTAGAATAAACAATATCATAACAGTTGGTCAATCTATTCCAGTAAAAGATGATGGAATACAATGGCATATTATCTTTGATGCAAACGTCTTAAAAGATGTTAGTACTGAGATTCTTAGCACATTGCAACGAGATTATAATGCTAAATTATACTTTGAATATTCTCAAAATGATTATCTTTACACAAGAATGAATAATGTCATTATTGATAATATCAAAGATGGTTGGGTATATTCTTTAGATGATGACAATATTTTACACCAAGAGCTGTTTGACAATTTTAAATTAAATTTAGATTTTTGTGAACAGTCTAACTTATTTGCAATGATTTTTAATCAAGATGTTTCATACAAAGATTGGACAGATCTTGATGTTAGGTTTGCAAAACCAGAGAATATGCGAGTTACTAAAATTGATCTAGCCCAATTTATTTTACACAGAACTGTCTTTAATAATTTTGAGTTTGAAGCTAGATATGATGCAGATGGTCGATTTATAGAGAGACTGTACGAAAACAACCCAGATAGATTTTTATTCATAGACAAGATTCTATCATACTATAATTATTTATAAATGATGCAATTATTAAACACACACCCTATTAAGAAGTCCGATTTGGGCTTTCATGGCAATTTATTTGGTGGTAAACTAATGAGCTGGATTGATTCAGCTGCAGCTTCTTATGCCATGGAATATTGTCACAATAGAAGAATGGTTACTGTTAGAATCGATGAATGCATCTTTAAAAAACCAGCAAAAGAAGGCAGTTTATTAAAGATCTACGGCCGAATGGAAAAGATTGGCACTACAAGTTGTGAACTTTACATGGAAGCCAGATCATTTAATGTTTACACTCATGGTGAAGAGGTGATTCTTGAAACTAATATTACATTTGTTCGTATAGATGAAGATGGCAATCCAATTCCAATCAGTGACAAAGTAAAAAAGCAGTTTAATGAAACAAAAGTAAAGAATGATATATAAATATCAAAGAAAACGTTCTTAAAGATATTGGACCCAAGGTATACGCTGCACCGATATAAAGTATAATAACAGAGTTGAATACGCAGTCACACAAAGTTATACCTTGCCTACAAGTTTGGAGCAACCTGAGTTTAGCGACTCAGATATGGCCGCGGTAATGATAGAGTAAAGGTAATTTAGTCGACCTCTACAGGCTTAGTCCCTCTGTACACCACTATCATCGTGCATCATGCTGTGAAGAGATGCTTTATAATGGGTAAGTGCTGAGCTTCAAACTTTTTTATTTTAAAGAACATTAAACGAAAATAATATGTATTGGTATAAACTGTATAAAGAAATAAGATTGTGGTATATTTTCCGCAAAGTAGCCAAAGCTAATGAAGAATTCTTAGCTAATAACAATTTGCGAGTTGATTGGATCGGTAGGATCTATACCGTTCTTAATATGCCACCAGAAGTTTTGGCTTCTCCTGAAATAGCTCAAGAAGGTTGGGTATTTCAACAACTTCCAAAAATGACCAAAGTTTTAATGGAAATGGGTATTGCTGAAGCAGCCTTTCCTTCTATGGAAAAAATAGAAGGCACTGATGGCTTTTTAGTTGTCTTATGGCCAGAATTCGATAGACTTTCTTTTTGGTCTATTCTAGGTCACACTGTTTTGACTACAGTTATCATCATCCTTGCAAAATTAGGATTTAACTTAGCTGCCAATCATTGGGAAGCTATTAGTCAAATGTGTTCTAACACCTGGAATTACATTTTTTAATGCAAACAATTAATAGAAGAGAAATTGGTGGCTTAAGGTTTTATGAAGTCTCAGACGACAATAAAATCATTGGCTTATTTCCATCTATCACAACTGTATTAGGTCAAACAAAAGACCAATCAGGTTTAGATAAGTGGAAGAAAAGAGTTGGTGAATCTGAAGCCAATCGAATTTCGACTCTGTCTATGAATAGAGGAACAGTAATGCATCGCTTACTTGAACTTTACAAACCAATTCCGGGTACTCAACAGGAAAAACTAGCAGATCTTAAAATATTAGCAGCAACTGATCATGAGGTCAATCAATTCAAAGATCATGAATCTGGTGAATTGTTTTTGTCCGAGGGTTGGAAATTCTTTATGAAGTTTTGGTATAATTCATCTAGAACTTTATCCAGAGTCGAAGAGGTCTTAACAGCCGAAGAATTCTTATGGACTGCTAGAATGGGTGGTTATGCTGGTACAGTTGATAATGTTTCCAAGACATTTGACAAAGGTGTTTTGATTATTGACTACAAAAACAGTCGTAGACCAAAAGAAGAGCAATGGATCCAAGATTACTTTATGCAAGGATCTGCCTATTACATTGCTTATTGGGACAGGACTGGAATTAAACCAAATGGGGTTGAAATTTGGATAGCAAACGAAGAGGATGCTATACCCCAAGTATTTTCTTTAGATGACTCTGATGTTAAGTTTTATTTTAAAGAATTTGTTAAACGCCTAAAACAATTCCACTTTCAACGTGGTACGAATATATAGAAAAACAAAACCATAAATTATGAATAAATTAAACGATTTCGTAACAAAACATTTTACTAAGATTGTAGTAATTATGTTAGTAGTATTATTCTTTAGATCTTGCGGAGACGGAGGAACTAAAGGTTTAAACAAACGTATTGACACTTTGACTGAAAAGGTTGAAGTTCTTGAAAACAAGATCGATGCTAGAGCAACCACAACTGATTTAATGATCGAAGGCCTAAAAGCTGAAAAGAGAATGATTCAGTCAACTGACAGAAAAATGTTAGATGTAACTAGACAAAGCGTTATTGATACTGAAATAGAAAAATTAGAGAAGTCTAAATAATAATGGCTAAAGTAGTCAAATCGAGAGGATTAGGCGACGATATTGCTAAATTTACATCAGCAACTGGAATTGATAAGTTAGCTGAAAAATTAGCAAAGTTGGCTGGTGCTAATGATTGTGGCTGCGATGGCAGACAAGACAATTTAAATAAGTTGTTTCCAAAAAAGACAAAGAAAAAATGAATCAAAGTAAATTAGTAAATAGATTTGTAATAGGTACTTTTGTTACCTTATACCTGTTGGTTTCTACCATCTCAACAATTCACGTTATTGACTTCTTCGCGATGTCAAATCCATATTGGTTAGCAGTTACATTAGCAATTGCCTTTGAAGTTGGTGCAGCAGCATCTTTAGCTTCGTTAGTAGTTTTAGATAAAATGAACAAGGGTTTGATCTGGGCATTGTTTATCACTATTACTTTGATGCAAATGCAAGGAAACATGTACTACGCATTTAAGAATCTTAATAACTACCAATCATGGGTAGAATTATTTAACTTAGTTGATGAGGATCCTTTATACCAAAAAAGAATCTTATCATTTGTGTCTGGTGCTATCTTACCTTTGGTTGCTTTAGGATTTATTAAGTCATTGGTTGATTATATCAAACCTAGTGAAGAAAAACCTGCAATTGCTATAGAAGAGAATGTAGAATCAATGAGAGAGTTAGTTAAAGCTTATGATGATTTAGCTGAAGAAATGAAAGATTGGGAAGAAGCTTCATTGACAGATTTTGTTGATGAGTGGGAAGAATCTACATTGACAGATTTACAAGATCTTGTTGAAGAAAAAACAGAGATCGAAGAAGAAAAAGCAGAGATCGAAGAAATGATTGAAACAGAATCAGCAACTGAAGAGGTTTTAGAAGAAAGAATTGAAGAAGTTTTAGAAAGAGAAGAATCATTAGAATCTAAGATCGAAGAAGTAACTGAAGATATGACTAACGATTATATTTTTGGAAAGCAAATCTATCAAGATGCTATTAATAAAACAGCCAGAGCAAATGCTATTCTTAATGCTAGAAAATCTAAGATTGAGGATCCAATTGCCAAAGAAGAATCTATCATAGAAGAATCACCATCAGAAAGAGAAATAAGAACCAATAAAATAAGTTCAACAGGTGCAAGAAGACCTAGTGGTGGATCAGTTGGAATGTACTAATACATTTGTTATTCCAGATGATTTTATTCTACAAAGCCTTTATATTTCTAATCAATTAGAAAAGAGTGCTTTTTTAGAAATAGTCAAAGAAAATAGTAGATTTGTTGCAGATAATTTATATCACATCGCAAATGATATAAAAACCAGACAACAGATCATAATCTATGATGGTGAATTACCGTATTTCTTTGAAGCTACTATTAATACTGAAACAGCATATATTGGTCAAGCAAGATACCAAGCACAAAGAGTTTATTTTACAAAGAAGTTATTAACCAGAGGACCTAAATACAAAATTAAAGTTAGAATAGAAGGCAAAGGATTTGATGTTAATCAAACCTATTTTACAACTACTTATGAATCTAGCAATCCAGTTTTAATCACAAGAAAGATCAATTCACTATTAGAATACTTAAATTCAGGTAAACATTTAGATTTTATCCCGAAACAAATTCAAAGTTAATCATATAAAGTAATACATTTAAACTATATAATATGTCACAAGAACAAACAACACAAGAAGCACCAGTAGCTGTAATGACTGATGGTCAAGCAATTCACTTATTGATCCAAGGAGTTAAAGCAGCTCAATCTAAAGGTGGAATCTACACATTAAACGATGCAGCTCTTTTAAACAAAGCAGTTGAGCATTTTGATTTTATCTTTAAGGCTACTGAAGCCGAACAAGCTGAACCAGAACAAGCTGAATCAGTAGAAAAGTAAAAATACTTCACTTTTTCTTAAGCTTACTAGATACATATAGTAA